TCCCAAAGTAAGTCCAAATCTCGCTTATTCTTGGCTGACTTGATAGCGTTTACCGCAACATCAAACAGGTAGAATGTAATATTTGCTAACAATACACCATAAAACACAGACCACAATGTGGACATAGTACTCCTTAGATATAGTTATTATATATTATATACTATAACGCCGAAGGCGTTTAATATACTTTATATGTTCTTGTATGTAAGTATACACACACCAATTGTTATCTGTCTAGTAGTTATCCCAACACAAACTACTGGACAACTAACCATCTATGGTCTATACTCAAAATATGACAATCCAACTAGAAGAATATGACTTACCAGAGCATATATCCTATTCCGCATTTACCACTTACGTGGACTGCGGATATCAATACTACCTAGGTAGACTACTCAATAAGCAAGAAGAGCCATCGGTGTGGTCTGTCGGAGGTTCCGCTTTCCACCTTGCCTGTGAATTGTACGACAAGGAGAACCTATGAGTCAAATACTTTGGGACAAGGCGTGGGCAGAGTCTAAAGGTGACATCGACCTAACCAATGCCCGCGTTTCGGGTCGTGCTACCAAGATGAACCCCAATAAGGAAGATGTAGATTTCTGGCAGCGCACAGGGCCAATGTGGGTAGAGAACTACATTGCTTGGCGTAAGGCTAACCCTAACTGGAAGATTTGGACTACCCCTCAGGGTGAGCCAGCAGTAGAATTAGGGTTGACCCCAGTCGTTGCTGGTGTCCAAATTAAGATGTTCATCGATAGGGTCTTTGAAGTCAATGGTCAGTTAGTTATTGTAGACCTTAAGACCTCAAAGGATGTGCCACCTAGTGCTCTTCAATTAGGCTTCTACAAACTGGGGCTTGAACAGACTTTCGGCGTAGAAGTCAATTGGGGCAACTACTACATGTCTCGTGGTAGCAATACCGTAGAGATGATAGACCTGTCGGAATATACATACGACAAAATGGAGTACCTAGTCGAAGGCTTTGACAAAGCACGCAAGGCGGGTGTATTCTTACCTAACACTAATAACTGTCAGTACCGCTGTGGACTTACAGCGCATTGTCAGTTCTCGACAAAGAAGGAAGATAAATGAGCGAAGAATGGAAGTTACAGGTATCGTATAAGATTCCTGGCGACGCTATGATTAACGTTCGTGCTAATACCTCAGATGAACTGAGCGTATTGCTTGAAGGCATAGGAGACTATGCTACCCAGATTGCTGCAGTGCAAAAGTTGGTAACAGGTGCATCGGTGGCAGCCCCTTTATCGATGCCGAGTTCCACTCCAAACATCGCGCCTCCGCCCTCATTCGTACCGCCCCAGGCAGCAGTAGCGCCCGTTACGGCAGCGCCTTCGACGGGTCCGACATGCGCACACGGGGCGCGGAAGTACAAGTCGGGAATCTCCAGCAAGACGGGAAATCCATACGCGATGTGGGTATGTCCGCTTCCGCAGGGAGCCGACCAATGCAAGCCAGTCAACTAGAACAAGAGCAATTTCCATTTTGAGTAACTAGGGAAGGGGATACAATGCGCACACTCGTACGGTCTGTGGGACGAGCCTCTATTGGTGGCGAGCCCCTACCTAGTTGCTTTAAGGCATTCGAAGCGAACAAGATTATCATTAGGCGTTCAGAAGTTTCAATGTTTGCTGGTGCCCCAGGAGCAGGTAAATCAACACTTGCTCTGGCACTAGCACTAAAAACTAACGTTCCAACCTTGTACATATCAGCAGATACTAACGCACACACAATGGCTATGCGCTTAGCATCTATGATTTCTGGCAAGAGCCAGAGCGATGTTGAACAGAAACTTAATACTGATGTTGGTTGGACTAAAGCAGTCCTCCAAAAAGGAAGCCACATAGTCTGGTCGTTCGAATCATCACCCACACTACAAGATATTGATGAAGAAGTACAAGCATTTGAAGAACTATGGGGTTGTCCACCAACTCTTATCGTATTAGATAACTTGATGGACGTAGCCACCGATGGTGGCGAGGAGTTCGCATCCATGCGAGCAATTATGAAGGAGTTGAAGTACCTTGCGAGAGCAACTAACGCAGCGATTGTCGTACTACATCACACTTCGGAAGCAGTACCTGGAAATCCTTGTCAGCCGAGGTCGGCTATCCAAGGTAAGGTCTCTCAACTCCCTGCGCTCATATGTACGCTCGGAACTGTCGGCACATCTATGGGCGTGGCGTCTGTCAAAAATCGTTATGGAAGAGCAGATGCAAACGGAAGTCTAATGACTTGGTTAGCATTTAATCCAGAATACATGTATATAGAAGATATTCCAGAAAACGCATAAGGAGATAAAATGATAATTAAATTTGCAGAACATGGTTATAATTATGGCTTTTGGTCTAAGGTAAAAGAACTATTCTATGTAGGGTTTTATGATTGGGATGATGCTGATAAAGGATTTTCTATTATTCTTTTTGGTCATGAATGGAACTGGCTAATTTACAATAATAAAGAAAGTTATTTAGAATATAAAGAATTAAACACCGACTACGAAGCAAGATATCAAAAATGGCAGTATGACAACTCGCAAATCTCATAAGGCTAGAGGAGCAACATTTGAAACTGATATACGTGACTGGTTTCGTTCTCATGGTTATGATGCTGAGAGGTTGGCTCGTACGGGCGCAAAGGACGAGGGCGATGTTGCGATTAGAGCAGACTTCTTGGGCAGCATTGGGGTCATTGAATGCAAAGCCCCTGGGGCGGGCAACGCTATTGACCTCAGCGGTTGGACGAAAGAGGCTCAAATCGAAGCAGCGCATTATGCGGAAGCAAGAGGCAAGAAGCGCGACGAAGTAATTGCAGCAGTAGTTATCAAAGCCAGAGGCAAGTCCATAGATGATGCGTATTTAGTTATGAGGTTGGGCGATGTATTCGGATGATGACTTACCAGATATTGTAGCAGTACTAAAGCATTACGGCGCCAACATTACTCGCTCATCAGGGCAGGTAACCATCAAGTGCCCGTTCCACAATGACTCGCACGCAAGTGCCAGTTTTAATACCAAGGATAATCTGTTTAATTGTTTCGCTTGCGGAATGAATGGCAACAGTATCCAAATTATCGCAAGACAAGAGAGAGTTGATATACGTGAAGCAAAGTCTTTCGCAGAAGGAATTACTGGGGAGAGCCACAGCCAAGTACGCGGGAAGCATCTTTCAGGCGGAAGATTACCTAGCAAGTCGGGGAATAACAAGGGAAGTAGCACGAGTGGCGCGATTAGGCGTCGTCGTTGACCCAGAAGCAGGTCATGAACAGTACCAAGGTCGCCTAGCAATTCCTTATATTACTAAAACTGGTGTAGTAGATATTAGATTTCGTTCTCTTAACCCAGCAGTAGAGCCCAAGTATATGGGCATGGCTGGTGCCGAAACTAAGATGTACAATGTATTAGATATCGAAGTAGCAGGTGACTGGATTGGGGTATGCGAAGGTGAACTTGATACCATTACTATGTCTAAGTGTGTTGGCATTCCTTGCGTTGGGGTTCCAGGCGCGAACTCATGGAAAAAGCATTACACACGATTACTTGCGGACTTTGAACGAGTATTTATCTTTGCAGATGGAGACCAACCAGGAAAAGAATTTGCCAATGGTCTTGCCAAAGAATTGCCAGTTACAGTCGTATCAATGCCCGACGGGGAAGATGTTAATTCTTGCTATGTCAAGTACGGAGCCGACTTTATTCGGGAAAAAATGGGGTTAAGCACCGATGAATGATGACCTTATACCGCCTTGTAAAGAATGTGGTCAACACTTTGATGATATATTTGAAGCAACTGACCATATGGTTGAGGCTGGTGGAGAAGAAGAGTTTGACCCTAAATTAATATTACCTAATGGCTATACGCTTATGGTTGGTTCATTGTTACGTTGTATTTATAGTTATATTGACAATCCAGATATGGTTAGTTCAATTGTTCAGTCTACATACGCAACACTTTACGCAGCAGAAGCAAGTCCAGGAACAATGAAAACTATCATAGAAGATATGGTAGTACGTGAACAAATGTCAGACTTTGACAAGGCTCTGGCTGAACTACTAGAAAATGAATCCGATGACAACGAAGATGGAGCGTGAAGAAATATGGCAGATTATAAATCACTTGGTGGGTCAAGGATTAAAAGTGACCAGTTACAGCATCAAGGAAAATCAATTGAATATAAACCTAAGCGTCCCACTCTTGAATTCGCAGACGAAGTAAGGATTATATATGATGAACTTATGTCGCTCTTGCTCTCCAAACACCGCGACTACGGCCCACGTAACATTGCCGATGCTCCTGGCGGTGCTATCAATGGTTTACGCGTACGGATGCACGATAAGTTAGCACGCATTAACAATCTAGTTGATTCAAAGAATGAACCCGAACACGAAAGTCTTGAGGATTCATTCAAAGATATGGCGAACTACGCCATCATCGGTATGTTACTACTAAGAGACAAGTGGGATAAATAATGGCTGAAAATAAGAAGGCTGATAAAGACCAAGACCTTAAGACGATGAAAGGCATGACTTCAAAGCAGAAGTCTGCCTTCAAAAAAGGAGATATTGCTATGGATAAGAAAAAGTTATCTCGTGCTGCTGATATTAAGGCTGACAAAGTTTTAGCAGCAAAAGTAAAAAAGGCTAAATAATGAAAAAGATATTTGGCCCTTACAAGGGCAGCAAAGCAAATGGCGGTAGACCCATCATGGTAATTAAAACTAAACACGCAGACGGTACGGTTACCACCACATCTACTAATGCTGCTCGTGCTTTATTTGAAAAAGCAACAGGCAAGAAGTTGCCAAAGAGCGTAGATGTAGACCACAAGAATAATAAAGGTCGTGCTGGCGGTAAGAAGAATGACAAGATGTCAAACTTAGATGCCCTATCTCATGGCAAAAATGTTGCCAAAGAGAACAAGGTTAGAGGAAAGAAGAAGTAATGAAAACAATAGTCTGTGTGTCTGATTTACAGATACCTTATCATGACAAGCGAGCCGTAGATAATCTTGCTAAGTTTATCAAGGCGTATAAGCCAACCGAAGTTGTTTCAGTTGGTGATGAAATGGACATGCAGACTATTTCTAAGTGGGCCAAAGGCACACCTTTAGAGTATGAACGTTCTATTGGTCGTGACCGTGATGAAACTACACGTGTGCTTGAAGCACTTAAGGTCAAGCATATCATTCGTTCTAATCATACTGACCGCCTGTTTAACACGGTTATGATGCGCGCTCCTGGCTTATTAGGGCTACCTGAACTAGAACTACCAGAGTTCTTGCGCCTCGATTCTATCGGCGCTACATACCACACCAAGCCGTATGAGTTAGCACCTAACTGGTTGCTAATGCATGGCGATGAAGGCTCTATGAACTCAACTGGTGGGCTTACAGCCCTAGGTTTAGCCAAGCGTACAGGCAAGTCAGTAGTGTGCGGACATACCCACAGAATGGGACTGGCGCACCACACCCAAGCCTATGGAACATCTCCAACACAAACTATTTGGGGAATGGAAGTGGGCAACCTTATGAATTACAAGCAGGCAAAGTATATTAAGGGTGGGCTATTCACATGGCAACAGGGCTTCGGTATGCTCTATGTTGATGGTCGTACAGTTACACCTGTAGTTATCCCCATTCAGAAAGATGGTTCATTTGTTGTTGAAGGAAAGCGTTGGGGATGATGGATTGGAATCGCATTGAGCCTTGGGACTACATTGTAGTAGGCGTAGCGTCTGAGTATCACAGAAAATATGACATGGTAGAACTAGAGGATATCAAGCAATCCCTATACCAGTGGTTCCTTGAGCATCCAAATAAACTGGATGACTGGGAAGCAATCGGGCATAAGGATGCTAAGAATTTAATCTATCGTTCGCTTCGTAATCAAGCACTAGATTATTGTCAGAAGTGGAAAGCCAAAACAGTTGGCTATGAAACATCAGATTTATTCTATTACGAATCTGATATGGTTGAAGCGCTACTCCCTGCTGTGTTACGAGGTGAGTTTGGTGTATCGCATAAGTTAAATCTTGTTGGTCCAAGCCGACCACCAGCGCCAGCAGAGGGCGGTAACATGATGGCGATGATGGTCGAAGTGGATGCTGCGTACCATAAGTTAAGCATCGAGGATAGGACGGTGCTCTTCTACAAGTATGCTGAGTCGCTAGACTATGGTGCTATTGCTGCGGAGATGGAACTAGGTAGTGAAGACGCTGCGCGAATGCGTCATAACCGCGCTATACGTAAACTTGTGATTAGACTTGGTGGCTTCAAGCCCTTCTCAGACAGAGATGACGTAAAGAAATCTACACAGTCGCATGAACAAATCGAATCCGAACCAGATTCCAGCCCAGATAGCGATAGTAGTGAACGGACTAATGATGATGAGGATACGTCTAACTAACCTCAACCTCGTCCATTGTTCCATGCTTCATATGCTTCATGCGCAGCAATCTCTTGCTGTCTAGCGTTCTTGATATACTCCAGCAATACTGCTGGGGTTATCAAGTACCCTCTTGAGGGGTTGGGCGGTATGTTACAAGTAACTTCTCGACCTAGTTCATAGACGGCTTCCTTCAGTCTGAATAAAGGAACTATCAGCACACTATCTTCTAGTACGAATGCCCAATGCGTAGCCTTGCTAACCTGTAAGCCTGATGGTTCCCAAGCCTGCGAGTTCTTATAGTAACACTCAGTTTCTACATAGAGGTTACCAGTATCTTTCCAACGTCGGTCTGTCTTTACCTCTACGGTGTCAAGGGAAAGCAGGTCTGCGACCCTGCTCTCGCCTTGTTCACCATCTCTGAGGTCTAAGTCCCAGTTAGAGTTCTTCATTTATTCCTAACTCCTCTAAAGATTTTAATATACTTTCAATCAACATCTCACGTTCAATTAACTCTTCTTTGCTGTATTCCATTTAGCCTCCCGTACTATAGAAACCAGTACCATTGAACTTAACTGCTGGTGCTGAGTATACTCTTGTTGCTCCCCAGCCACAATCACACAACACCGCGTCATCTCTTTTATCTACGTGGCGCTGTATGGTGTAGAGTTGCTCGCACTTTTCACATTTGTATTCATACGTTGGCACTTAGTACCACCCCTTCCGTTGGTGAAACTTCCATGCCATACAAGGTGTCCCATACCTGTATATGATATACTCCAAGCCTTTGTCAATTTGTACAGTTGGGTGAGTCCCAATCTTAAGCCCCAGTATTTGGGGTATCCCATAAGCATTGCGACCCATGACTTTCTGACGATTGTACGAGTTAGCATCCCAGTTAGATTCTTTAGTCCATATCTTATCTAAACAGGCGTATTGATTTTTCTCCCATGCTAACATCTGTAACCTAGCGTATGCCTTACTATCCGCTACTGTCCATTCCCTAGGAACAATATCGGCAGTTCTTGGTTGGTGTAATATCATTACTACACCTATGATTAGCGTTGCCGCTATGATTCGTTTCATTCATTACCTCTCCAGCCAAGGCGACAGACGATTGAATATATCTATCGCAGATGTTTCTGGTGCGTAATTGGGTAGTTCATCTCGCTTAACACCCAACTTAAGTAATCTTTCTCCTGCTAGTATGCCACCCCATATGCCATAGGCAAGGTTCTCGGGCTTACTTCCTTCACTATCACATTCTACCCTAGCAGGGCACGATTTACAAAGGCTAATAGCCTCGTTAACCCGTTCCGCTAGTGCCGTAATGACAGCGATACTCGGTCGGTTGGGTGGTAACTCTGGGAACCACATATCTGGGTCAGCATGACCTGTACAGTTCCCGTTCATTCGCCCTCTGCCGTATTATACGACATCGCACCGTCAAGTGCTGACTCAAAGAAGTCGCGCTTAGCCATTTCTGGCGGGTGCTTATCCCAGTAAATATCGTACCCGTCATTCTCATTCCAGTATAATCTACCCGTGAAGGATTGGTTGTTGAGTGGGTTGACTAACTCAAACTCTTTCATAGTGCCAGTAGTTCTGGTTTCGTACACATTTACATCATAAGTTTCAAGCAGTTCTTTGGTATCTATATTCATATTAGTTCTCCAACATTTGTAACATTAGTCTGGTTTGCGCGATAAGTTTATCGTGCTGGTGGTTTGTGTCGGCGAGCAGTGCTGCTATCACATCTATCAAGTAAGTGCGCATATTCTCATCAGTAATTCGTAACATTTCTACCCCCTATTGTATGCTGGATAGTATACGGTAACTATCTCAGCGTTGGTTAATTGTACAGCCCAAGCCATTGCTTCGTCAAGTGAGGGGAAGGTGCCGTAGTATACGGCGCCCTCATCTGTATTGGTAAGCGTAGCATAACCAGCAATACCCATACCGCTAAGCGGTAGTGCTACCTTGATACTAGAAGTCGAAGTTGCCATTGTAGTATCCTACCCCTTCTTTGCCACTATGGGCATATCGTTTGTTCTCGGGTGTCCAGCACAGGCAGGTATCGTTGAAGGTACCGCTACAATCGAAGCAGGTATTACAGAACTCACACCAGTAAGGATTAGCATCCTCATACGCCATACCTAGGCATGAAGGACACTCGAACTGTGTATGCGCATCCTCAATACGCTCGACACTCCCTGCCGTATAATACGGCACGACAGAACTCTCTTTGGATATGTCAGTACCCCAATAAGATGACCATTGGCTAGGCTTGTATGAGTCATTACTCCACCAGATACCGTCAGTATCCCAATAGCCAGACTTCTCGTTGATAATATAGCAGCAATCATTGGCGTTAGGGTCTACTGTGAGCACCGCAATCTTGTTACCTACTGCCCACTTGCTAAGGATTATCCAAGTGTTATCATCATCTAAGCCTTTGACACCACCGAACTTAGGCAGAATGTCCTCAGCAAAGATACGCGTATCGCTACGCTTATCGGTAGCGTGGATGTCCACATCAAGGATACCATTGTGTGCTAGATAAGTACGAGAGTCACCGCCTACCTTGAACGGGTGACAGTTTTCTTCATTCTTTACGCCATGCGTAGCCAAGCGAGCATGGAACATAGCGTAACTATTTGGAAACTCCTTGCGTACTGCTAAGAACTCCTTGATAACTTTCTTAGCAGACATACCGCGACCAGAAATAATCTTGTCGCCAGCGATTACCGCATAGCCGAAGCCATGAGGATTGTTACACGAAGCACACTCTAAATCCTTTTTCTTTGGCGTGCTGTTAGGCTGC